AAAACAACTATATTCGAAAACCGAAATTTGCAATTCTTGTCAGTTAGCATGAAAATTGCGAAAAACATGTTAGTCCCTTAGGACTCTGACAAATGAAATCTAAATTAGAAAAATTTAGAAGAGCCCAAAAAGGAACAAGGTTTTGCTAAATATACCCGTGTAAGAAGGGTGAAAAGTACTGAATAAAACCCAAAACCAAATATTTACTTAAATCTAATACTTTTCAATATAGAGCAAATATTCATTTAAACCTCAAGAATTTTGAAATTAAAGTTTAATAAGGGAGTTCATGTACGCTTGATGTTCACCAATGGTGGAACACCAACAAGGTACATTAAAGAGAAATCATCACCTGCAGCCTTATACATATCTGTATAAATCTGATTACTTGGACCTGGAGACGATCGAGGAGCTAATGTAACGAGTATTGGGGGAATATGACCACGCAATATATCATCATTATTAACTGCGCGATTAGTACTATCGTATTGAGTTGCTGGTGAAATATGGGAAATATTGTAATATGGAACCTCAAATTCAACTAAACCTTCAACAGAAGTATCAACTACAACTCGAGAAGGCTGAGAACATGTTACACCATCAGGCAAAAGCGCTGTGGTAACTTGATTAACCGTAGAACCAAAAGCAGGAATTAGTTGCTCCAAAGAATCTTGCAAAGAACTAAACATAGATACCACCCAATTAAAATTACTACGAGATCGTGGCTGGTCAGCAGCATTAGTTTCGGAAAACATTTTATACCGCATAGATCCACGCCAGAAAGCATACAAGTAGTAATAATAATCCAAAAGGGGCATATTACGAGTCGAATCAAGATTCGTTGGGGGAACCATTTGAGAAAAGGGTGCTAAAACAATTCCGTCAGCTTGACCAGAATTATTTAATGATTGAGCACCACCTTCCACATTTCCAAATCTCTTAATGAGTTGACGTATGGACATTATCTTCTCACCTATACAATGAGCTTCAGGTGACCAATTCGCATTGATCATATGAGTATCAATAGGCATAGGATGTTTACCATGTTGCGCCTCATTACGTGGAACTGCTTCATTCTCTCCCATAACTTGAGAATAAATCTTCCCTGTTGCTGCATCTATGACCCGTGGACCTACATCATTCGAATAACTCTCATCATGCTGTTCGCTACGTACCTTCTTGTTAAGTGCTGTAAATGCACCTCCATATGGAACGTAACTAGGGCAAGTTGGAGAAGCAAAAGTCAAGTCGGGACCACCAGATACTTCTACAATGGTATCAATAGATTGATAAACATTATTTGCAGCCACAAGTTGATTTAAAACTTCAACCTTCACAATACCAGTAACACAATTAAACATTTTGACATTGTCAGTACCCAAAGCTGCAGATTCCGGACGCATACAAAACATCCATGGTCTAGAAGATATGTAAGGAACTGTAAACGAAACTTCGGTTGACGTGCGCAAATCTACAATAATTTTCTGAGTGCGTGAAACATTAGGAATACCAGTGGATATTGTTGTATTAAAATAAAATGGAATAAATGAAATCCTCAATCTACCAGAGTGGAATTGTGTTTTAACAAATTTAAAAGTATACACAATAGAACCACGCCAATACCCATGTGCATTTGCAACATAACCCATATGGGTACATGCAAAACGATCGGTTACAGAAGATGAAATAGGTTTAATTTTAAAAGGTGTCACCCAATTTTGCCATAACATACCACTAGCAGTTGCAGAATCCCACGTAAAACTATCCCAATAATTAGGAACAGTTAAAATATGGGTCAATGCCATCTCATCTTTTGAAGTACCAGCAAGACCAGGTTGAGTTTCTATCTCATTGTCGGAAGAAAGAGCAAGTTTATGTGAAAGATCTTCACCATTATAGTTAGCCATTCGGGTTTGACCACGACGTTTCACCTCCAAAGGCATACCTTTAATAGTGGGTTTAGACCATCCAAATAATTTCAAAAGATTGGAAGCTTGAGAAGAAATCCATGCGGGTTTCGTGAACATATTT